CGAGTGTTTCAAGGAGGCATTGAAGTTTGCCGTGGAGAACAACAACATGGTCAAGGAGACCAAGTACATTGGCAAGGTGAAGCATCTTTTGAGCGTCAACCGGTCCATCAAAAGGATTGTCGAGGATGGAAGGGATCGGGACGAGGTTGTGGATGCCGTTGTCCATCTGGCTGTAGCGTTAAAGTACCTGGAGGGTAAGGGTCGTGAGTCTTGATGAAGTTGCCGATCTGCGCGAGAAGGTGCAGAACGTGGCAATCGCTCTAGTCCGAATGGAGGAGCGTCAAATGACCTTGTACTCAATGATCGAAAAGTCACTTGCTTTTCACGGGGATGTTGCTAATAGATTGAGTGCGCTGGAACACCTGCGGACGAAGGTTCTGGCTGTAGCTGGGCTAATAGGGCTTGCTTGCTCAATGGCCTGGGATGTCCTAAAAAACCGCCTTTCTAACTAGGAGACTAAATGCCCACACTTGGAACACAGACAATTAGCAGTAGCTTTGCACAGCTATTAAAAACTTTTGGAACTGGTGGCTTGCCATCGGCTGGTGCTGTTGAAGTTATCACAGATGGAGACAATACATCATCTGCTCTTTCAATTGGAATTGATGCAGTACAAAGCACAGGGTCATTTACAGTTTCAAGCAATAGCAGTCTTTTAGGACCTGTAACCTTCGGGTCAAGCATTACGGCTTCAACTGGTACGGCAACAATTGGAACGCTGTTTGCATCTGGTCTAGCGACCTTTGGAACTAGCCTTACCGCCTCTACTGGAACTGCGACAATTGGAACGCTGTTAGCAAGTACGGCTACAATTTCAACGGCTACAATCCCACTCCAGCTTGGAGCGATTACTTTTGGTTCAAATATCACAGCCTCAACTGGAACTGCAACGATTGGGACTGAGATTGTTAGCACGTCCACGATTGGAACGCTTGCTGTTAGCGGAAGAACGACCACTGGAACACTTCGCCTTGGTTCGGCTGGTCCTAGCATTACTCAAGCTAGTTTTGGAACTGTCGCTGTAACTGTGGCAACACTTGGTACAATGACATCTGCTTCTTCAAATTCAACTGGAACAATCGGAATGACTGGATTAGTTGCTGGAGACACGGTGATAGGATCATCAAATATTACTGTTTCGGGTGGTTATCCAGCAATATCATTTTCAGTTTTATCAAACGATGTGGCAAGATATAGTTTATTTAACCCAACCACCACACTTTCCTCAATAACTGCTGGCACAATTTCAGCACTTGCACTAAGGACAACAGCTTAATATGGCAAACATAATCAATCGTCAGCAGACGTTCTTAACTAATGGTACGGTTACTGCGGCTGGACTGCATAACCTAATTGACACTGCGCTTGTAAACTCTGCGATCATTAAGAATCAGCAGGAGATTACAACGATTGGTACGGCTGATCTTTTGCTCATTGCGCCAGACAGCGTTGACTCTTCCCTAGCCCCACGGAAGGTAACAGTTCAGAATTTAATTGATGACGCTTTTTCTGTTGGAACATTTACAAGCCTTAATCTTACTAGCGACCTGACCTATGGTACTGCCACTGGAAACAGAACGGTTAGCACCAGCGCAACGATTACGACTGGAACGATTCCAACCCTAGTTTCCAAAAATGCTACGATTGGAACTACTACTGGAACGGCTGGCGTGTTCACATCTGGCACTATTACTACTGGCCTTATCCCAACTTTAACCGCTGGCACTACAACTGGCACAGCAGGCGTTTTTACCTCTGGAACAATTGCTACTCTAAATAGCACTACTGGAACTATTACCAATCTGTCCACTACCCTTGCTGGTGACTTTACGATTAGCCAAGGAACGGCAACTCTTTCAACAACTGGTGCAACGGCAGGAACCTATGGTACAACTGGAATTATTCCAACAATTTCAGTTGATGCCAAGGGAAGGATTACAACCATTGGAACTGCTTTTGGTGGAAAGATTTTACAGGTTGTTGAGGCCACATATTCTACTCAAGTTTCCACTAGCTCAACCTCACATTCTGATACTGGATTATCAGCATCAATTACACCATCAAGCGCATCAAATAAAATTATTGTTCTTGCCAATCAGAATTATTTTGCTCAAAGATCCACCACAAGTGTTGGTCATGCTGTTAAATTGGTGAGAACAATAGGAACAAATTCATCAGACATTACGACCAATTCTAGTGGATATGATTCGGCTTATGTAACTGCAAGTGGGTCGGGAGCGACATTGATAGGATTAGGTGGCTATGTCACAATAGCTGCACTAGATTCACCATCGACCACATCTCAATGCACATACAAAACACAAGGTAGGATATATTTAGCCGCATTATCTGGAATAGTTTACTATCAGGAGTCTAGCTCACCTTCAAGAATAATTTTGGCCGAGGTAGCATCATGATAAAAAAAGCAGACGCAATTTTTTCGCTTGTTCCAGATGCCGAGTTTTCCATCGTTGGATCTGGCATTGGTGGTGTTGTTACATGGATCAAGCCATCGCAAGCCCCAGTAACAGAGGAGCAGATTGTCAGCGAGTACAACCGCCTTGTTTCTGAAGAACCAATGAAAATCGCCAAGGAGAACAGGTCAAGTGCATATCGCGCTGAATCTGATCCATTGTTTTTCAAATCACAGCGCGGGGAAGCTACCGAAGCTGAATGGCTTTCTAAGGTAGAGGAAATAAAGCAAAGGTTTCCATACTAAGGTCTAATTTATGACCTTAACTGAAATCGCCCAATATGCAGGGGAGAAGGTTGGTAAGACCGACTCGGATACGCTTACCTTCTTGCAGAAGGCTGCAAGCTTGGCCTATCGGCGCGTATGGGACTTTGCGCCTTGGCGTGAGACTGTAACCAACTCTACTTATTCGGTTGGAACAACTCGCTTAATTACCCTTGGTAGTAATGTCGAGACTCCTCTTTCTGTGGCCTACAATGATGCCGAGGTTGACCCAATTGATCTTGCAACAATCATCAGCCAAGACCCAGGTTTGCTCTCTGATGACCGCACTGGCGATCCAGATACCTACCATTTTACAGGTAGGAACAGCAGTGGAATTGCAGAGTTAAATCTTTATCCAAGACTTAAAACTGCTGGAACAACCCCATTGCGCGTTGTTGAGAAGCTGAAATGCCTTACCCGAACAAACATTATTGTTGACTTTCCTCCATCCCAAGCCGCGCTGGATGACGAACTTCGCTTGCCCCACGTTCATCACTTGGTTCTTGCCTTGACCCATTCAGACGCACTGGAGCGTGAACGGCAGTATGCCAAGGCTCAAGCCATTACGCAGACTGCAAATGCCGATCTTGCTTTAATGGCTAATTACGAGTTGAGCCAGGTTGGTGGAGTGAAACAGATCACACCGCAAAGTTTAGGCGAGCTAACCATAGAAGAAATGTTCTCGGCGTAAAGAGGGCTTATGCCTTACTACATAGACACAACGGACGATATTCTGTCCTTTGACGGAATACGTAATTTTACTGGTGGTCAAGCCAGTGGTCTGCAATCTGACCTACTAGCAGAAAACCAGGTACAAGAGTTGTACAATATGACCCTTTCTCCAAAGGGTAATCTTGAAACTCGCGTAGGTGCAACAAGCTTTGCTACTGGAGCAACCAGTGCCGTAACTTCAGTTGGAGGTATGCGATACTACGAGACATCAGCCTATCAGCAATTATTGACTGTTACTGGAGGAAAATTTTACAGCATTGAATCAAATGGAAGCGCGACAGTTCACACTCCGTATGCAGAATGGAATACAATAAGCACAACTTGGTCTTCTGCAACTGGTCAATGGAGAGATGGATATAGCGTTTCCGAAGACATTGAGGTATCTTTTGCACAGTTTGTTGACAAGATGTTTCTTTCCGACTCAGACAGCGATTTACATTTTTGGGATGGAACTGCTGTCGAAAGGCAGGGCGGTAAAGTCAGAGCGATCACAGTAACAACTGGTGGCACTGGATATACAAGCGCGACTGCAATTGTTACTGGCCCAAGCCTTGGCGGAACAATGCCAGAACTCATTACGCTTGTTGCTGGCGGTGTTGTTACTGGAGTTACTGTTGTTAATGGTGGATCTGGCTATTCGGGTGCGCCTACTGTGACAATCATTGGGAATGGGTCTGGTGCTACAGCCACTGCAACAGTCAGCGCGCCTCCATTTGGTATTAGGATTCTTGTCAATGCTGAAAACAGATTGTTTGGTGTTGGCTCTGGTGCTAATCGAAACACGCTTTACGCATCCGATCTGCTTGACCCATCCGTATGGGACTTGACAAATAGTATCGTTGTAAACGGAGATGACGGAGATCAGATTACGGCAGTTGTTCCATACTATAAAAATAGGTTAATAGTTTTCAAGAAGCGCAGAGTATTCCAGGTAGATATTCCTAACGATGCGCAATCTGGTGCAGATTGGATTGTCTCAATTATTTCAAATAATACTGGATGCGTTGCCACTGGAACTGCTGTACAAGTAAGTAGCGATATTCTGTTCTTATCCGATAACGGAATCAGATCGCTTGTTCGGTCTGTAGCAGACGATTTTAGCTCGGTTGGAATACCAGTTTCAGAGGTTGTCAAGAATGTTATTCAAAGCATCAATACTGATTCTATTAGAGTAGCTACTGCTATCTACTACGACAACCGTTACTTCCTTGCCATACCTACTGGATCAAATGACTACAACGACACGCTATTGGTTTATAACACAGCTTTAAGTGCCTTCGAGGGAACTTGGAGTCCACAGGTTATGCAGTTTACGCTTACGAACTTTAATCAAGAAGGTTCTAGGGCAATGTTCAAGAAGACTAATGGGATCATTGAAAAGTACGCTGGATACAAGTCTCCTGCTGGAACTACATCTGAAGACTATAAAGATGCTGGCACTGACTATGAATCTTATGTGCGTACCAAGGACTTTAATTTTGGAGATCCGTTTTCGCTAAAATACGGCAGCCATTTTGAGGTTATCTTTGACAACTCATATTCAACAGACACGACTGTATCAATCCAGCGTGATATTGATGTTGGGGATATTGACGTGCAATCAAACATTAACATTGCAAGTTCTGTATTGACTCTTCCATTCACGCTGCCAGCAGTCCTTCCGACATCAGTAAAGAAGAAGCTTGCAGCAGATTTACGCAAGTATGAGAAATGGCGTTTGCTTAATATTAAGATTTCAAGCACTGCAAACAAGTTGGCTGTACGTCAAATCACAGCAGCAGCAAACCCAGATACAATTGAGATTCAAAAGGTTATATGACGGCTATTGAGTATATCGAACAAAGCAGCGTTCCAGAGGCTATGTGGCCTAACCTGGCTGAGTGGTTTGGCTGGTTTGAAAAGCAAGGGATGGTTGGGGTGGTTGAAGATAAGGACGGCATTGCAGGCGTGGCTTTGGCAAGGTGCATAAAGGATGGGCAAAAGCCTGACCATTATGTTCATAGCGAAGACGGAGAGAATGTGTTTGTTGATTTGACTATCTCCTCAAAAGGTGCTAAATCCTTGAGATGCTTGCTGTTGCTCCTTTGGGAGCGTTTTGGTCCTCGCAAGCGGATCACCTTTAATCGTTCTGGAAAACC